CTCGATCACGTTCAATTCGCCGTTCACTTCCAACTTCCCTATTGGTGTCAAGGTCATGCCCATCTCTACCTCCTTCTTGGGCAAGTCGATTCCTTCTAGCCGACACCGGATGGGGCTCAGTAGTTTCACAATCAATGCATTGGTGCTGGACAACACGGCGAACCTTGCGGACGCGAGCGCATACTCTACCTACGATGGCAAGATATTCCTCGACGACCTCAACTTCTTGTTGTCTGATCAGTTGAATGAGTCGTTCGACATTCAGCGTCGCATGTTGGACAACCGCACCGGGACGCCAACCATCCTAGGAGACCAAGCCACACCACGTCGAGGGTCGTCCAAGGGATTCATCACGAGCGACCGACAGTCAGCATGGGAAGTTCGACAGCTGCTCCATGAGCTGAAGGGTAGACAGACCTCGTTCTACATGCCAAGCTGGAAGCCCGACCTGACTCCGGTGGCATCGATCACCAGCGCAGGCAGCAGCATCGACGTGGTTGACGTGCAGTACTCGACCTTGGTGCGGAATCGGCAGCCGAGAAACGTCATCCGGGTAGTGCTGAAAGATGGAACCGTCAGCGACCCGAAGGAAGTAACTGGTAGCAGCATTCCGGTAGCGGGAACCGATCGCCTTGACATCACTCCGGACACCTGGGGAATCACGGTGGCCCTTGCGGACATAGAGAGAGTGGAGTATGTACACAAGGTGCGGCTCGACAGCGACACTATTCGGATGCGCTTCTCCCAGGGAGACGGTAACATGAGAGTCGGAATCCAAACAAAGGAGGTACTCGATTGACCTACGCAGAATTCGAGACCGCCGGGGAGACCGGCAACCCTTTGGAGCTGTACCTCTTCGAGTTGTCTGGCGTATTCTATTCCTACAACAACGGCGAAGACGTGTGGACCTTCAACGCTCAAGATTACGATCCTGTCTACGTCAAGCGCAGTGCCATCCGCAACGAGGCGGACAAGTCAGAGCAGACGGTTGAGTTCAACTTCGACGTGCTCAATGAGTTCGCGCAGCTGTACATCGGAGTCGTCCCAGGTGAGCGAGCAAGCATCAAGGTGTTCCAAGTACACCGCACTGACACAATCGACCTGGAGCACAAGCAGATCTTCTCAGGACTGGTCTCGACTGTGGCGTTCCACAAGGACGGCAAGGAGGCAAAGATCATCGCCCGACCGCTGTCGTCTGCGGGCGACCGTCCCTTGCCTCGTCGAACCTTTCAAGGTCTGTGCAACCACATACTCTTCGACCAGCGATGCGGCCTGAGTGAAGCATCCTTCAGAGAGACCGGAACTGTCACCGTTGCCAGCGGTCGCGACCTTACTGTGACTGGCCTGACGAACGTGGGCGGGGGAGCCGATTACTGGGAAGCAGGTTACGTCAAGATTGGAGCTGAGCGGAGATTGATCGTAGGACAAACGGCCAACGTGTTCAAGATCAACATCGAGTTCCGCGCCAACCCTGTTGGCAAAACCGTTACGGTCGTCCCTGGCTGCAAGCTCCGCCGAAAGATTGACTGCTCGACGAAGTTCAACAACGTCAAGAATTTTGGTGGCTTCAGTTGGGTCCCACTCAAGAATCCTTTCACGAGTGGAATCAACTAGCATGACAAGGTCTCAGGTCTGCAAGTGGCTCGACGACTTCAACGGTAGAGATCTCCCCAAGCCACAGCTTCGTCAGCGCGTCTTGGGCTGGAGCCTGCTCATTGGTTGTTTGCTCTTCGACAAGCCGACGCCTGGAGTAGCAAAGGCTGAGTTCATTACGATGCTTGTCATCGCGTTGTTCATGTCGGCTGCCTCCATTGTTATCTCCGAACTGCTCCGACCCAAGCCAGAGTTTGAAGACGCGAAGCCTGCAGGAAATGGTGACTTCAAATTCCCGACTGCGTCAGAGGGAAGACCCGTCCCCCTCATCTGGGGTCGCAACAAACTCGAAGGACCAAACGTCGTCTGGTGGGGCGACATGAAGCAAATCCCGATCAAGGAAGAGATCAAGACCGGGATGTGGTCCAAAGAAAAGATCATCAAGGGATACCGCTACTACGTCGGTATCCAAATGGCTTTGTGCCACGGAGTCAACGGCACCAACGGCAACGTCCTCAAGCGCGTGTGGGTTGGTGAGAAGGAAGTCTTCAACGGCACCCTTGGTCACGAGGGAGCCGAAGCCATCAGCAAACCAGAGCTGTTTGGGGGAGACAAGTTCGGCACCGGCGGACTCATCGGCACCATGCGGTTCCATGACGGACGATGGGTACAAGACACTAACGCCTACCTGGTTGCCCAACAAGATGGTGCGGATACTCCTGGCTACGGAGGCACATGCTACGTTGCATGGGAGGCTGGCTACATTGGCAACTCCACGTCGATTGACAAGTGGGCATTTGAAGTCGAACGCTACCCCGACAACTTGGGACTGACCGGCTCCAACCACATCATCGGCTTCGACTGCAATCCGGCTGAGGTGATCTATGAATCGTACATCGACACCGACTGGGGCAACGGTCGCAACACATCAGTGCTTGACCTTGCGTCGTTCCAAGCAGTTGGTGAAGTGCTCTTCACTGAGGGTAACGGCTTCGGCATGGTACTTGACCGCAGCATAAAGGCAGCCGAGCTACGCAGGCTGGTGCTTGAGCAGATCGATGCAGTGGTGTATGAAGACCGCTCGACCGGACTGATCACTTTGAAGCTGATAAGAGATGACTACACCCCTGCCGCGCAGCAGCGCCTCACCAACGACAACATGTCCGAAGTCAAGGAGTTCTCTCGCCAGACGTGGGACAATACAACGAACCAGGTACGCATTGGATTTACTGATCGTTCTCGCGATTACTTTGACACTTTTGCTGTGTCCAACGACCCTTCCAACCAGAACATGCAGGATAACGAGATCGTGTCCGCCACGATCAAGTACCCCGGAGTCAAGGACAAGACACTAGCAACTACCTTGGCGGCTCGTGAACTTCGCTTCCTCAGCTACCCGTTGGCCAAGGCGACAGTGACGGTCAACCGCGAGTTCTGGGACACCAACGTTGGGGACGTGAAGCTCTTCAATGACACCGACCTTGGCCTGACTGACTTGGCGATGCGGGTGGTCCGGGTGGACTATGGCAACTTCACCTCGGGAAAGATTACCCTCACGCTGGTCCAGGACGTCTTCTCTCTTGAGACTGGATTCTTCGGTGAGCCAGAGGATCCAAGCTGGTCCCAACCCGTGCAGGGAGTCGCTCAGATACCCCTGGACGACCAGCTGGTCCTCGAAGCACCCAAGGCAGTAATTGACCGCGACCCCAACTTCCCGTTGCGTCAGCACCGACTCTGGTGTGGAGCAATTGCGCAGGACGGGGAGAACTCTCTGGTGATCAGGCAACGGCACGCAGCAGGCACTCCCGCCGGAACGTTTGAGGACGACGGAATTGTCTCTGGCATGGTCATCGTCGGGGAGTTGAACATTGCCATCAACTCGGGGGATGCGCAGCCAACCACGTCTATTGAGTTGAACGCCAATGAGTCCGCCATCCCCGTCTTGGACTTCGCATTCAGCGGAGAGACATTCAGCCCAGCCACCATCGGCCAGGACTTGGCTGGCATGCTGTACATCGACAACGAGTTCCTTGGAGCGGCGACAGTCATCAGCTCAACCGCTTCGACCATCACCATCGGACCGGTGTATCGCGGTCTCATGGACTCCACTCCGGCGGACCACGCAGTTGGAGCCAAGGTCTGGATCTGCTTCAGCTACATGGGCCTCAGTAACGAGGACCTTCCCAACACTGACAACGTTGACATCAAGCTGATCACTTTCAGCCGCGACGACGAACTGGCCGAAGGGACTGCCCTCACCAATGCCATCACGATGGCGCGGAGGTACGACAAGCCTTACCCTCCCAGCTCCATCGACCTCAACACCGTCCGCATGGACCAAACCCTCGTGGCGCTGGACGGTGCCATCACTAACGCTTCCGGGGATGACCAAGGCATAGACTACGACCTCTACCGGCGCGACTTCGAATTGCTAGACGAGGTAGCAGCGTTGGACGTTGACGACACTTCCGTCTCAAGCCACACTCAAGAGCAGCAAGTCGAAGTCTATGGCATCGACTCCAACGGTGTTGTGAGCAGTGCCCCCATCTTCACTAACCTTTGGGCAGCAGGCAACACGGCCATCTGTGATCGTGCCAGTGTCCTTGCCTACCACAACGGAGTGGATACTAACCCGTCAATCCGCACGGTAGTCCGCACTCGCCACACCAACACCGGTGTCCTTGAGTCCCTCAACCAACTGATCCTCGACAGCACGATCGACTCCGCTGTCATCGGTGGGCTCTTCTCCCTTGGGCGCATCCCCGCAAATTCCCCCCAAGGACCGTACATCATAGCGGATGGTGCCCAAGACCTGAACGCTACGATCTCCTCCGCCATTGGGCAGAACGTCGAGTACCGAATCAACGCTGGCGCGTGGACCAACTTGATCACGGCTGCTGCTACCACCGGCTTGATCGCGAATGCATTGTTGACCACGGCTGACGAGATATACATCCGTCACGCGGACAACGCAGGCTCCCCCGACTACACCTTCCTCCTGCTTGAAG